AAATGTCGCCGTTAATGTCACAGGCGTATTTGCAACAGGCCAAACCGGAACACTAAACGCTACCGGCACCGCTAACGTCACTTTGGTTGGTGTCGTTGGTACAGGACAAACAGGAACTGCTACTGTTTCTGGTAATGCGCCGGTGAATGTCACTGGTGTATTCGGCACTGGTTTCGTTAATTCTGTAACCGTTGCGGCAAACGCAGATGCCGCAGTTACTAGCGTCACGGGTACTGGACAGACAGGTACATTAGATGCCACGGGTACAGGAAATATCACCCTTGTTGGCGTACAAGCACTAGCCCAAGTAGCTACTTATGACCTGCAAGATGGGTCTATTTTCTTTGGTTTCGGTCCGTTTGGTTCCGCACCGCTAGGCGACGCATACGACCGCTATAGTTTCGTATCGGGGGACTCTAATCTTTCTCTTACTGGCGTATTTGCTACCGGCGCGGTAGGTACAGTAACTACAACAGCTAATGCAGATGTTCCAGTTACAGGTGTATTTGGTGCTGGGCAAGTAGGTACAGCAACTACAGCAGCTAACGCAGATGTCCCTGTTACAGGTCTTCAAGCCCAAGGCCAAGTTGCTACTAATAATCTTCAAGACGGTACACCCTATTTTGGATTTGGTCCGTTTGGTACCGCTTCTCTTGGCGACGCCTACGATAAATACACGTTTGCAATAGGTAGCGCAGATGTATCTGCAGTTGGCGTAGTTGGTACTGGTCAAACCGGCACCTTAGATATGACAGGGGATGCAAATGTTCCCGTCACAGGTGTTTCTGGGCAAGGTCAGATTGGCGATGAAGCTACATCAGGCAGTGCATCAGTTTATGTTGTAGGGGTATTTGCTACTGGTCAAACCGGAACACTAGATGCTACCGGCGATGCAAACGTCTCGGTTACTGGGGTATTTGCTACTGGCGAAGTTGGAACTGTTGCCGTTACAGCCAACTCCGATATATCTCCTACTGGGGTATTTGGTACTGGACAGACAGGCACTGTCACCGTTGTTGGTACCGCGACAGTAACGCTAATTGGTGTTCAAGCAACCGGATTTATTGGCACGGTAGATGTGTCTTCCGGTGTTCCGGTTACTGGGGTGCAGGCCACGGGCTTTATTGGGCAGGTTAAAGTTTGGTCCCAGATTGATGACAACCAGAACGCTGATTGGCAAAACATAAATGATGCGCAGGGGGCCGTGTGGTCAGCAATAAACGATGCGCAATCCCCAGATTGGCAGAACGTAAACGATGCCCAAGGGGGTAGTTGGCAAACTATTGATGATGGTAATAATGTTATTTGGCAAGAGATACCAGACCAGTAAATTGTGGACCCACTAACCCTTCTAGCTGCGGCAAATGCGGCGGTAGCCGCCGTTAAAAAAGGTTGTCAGCTTTACAAGGAAATTAAGGGGGCTGCGGGGGATGTATCAGATGTACTGAAAGACTTAAAGGAGCAGTACAACAAGATAGTTGACCCAACCCCTGCGCAGAAGCAGCAGTATCATGAAGAAGTGCAACGTGTGCAGGAGATAGCAAAGGCTGATCCGAATGATATTTTTACTGACATTGGTAATCAGTTGGGTACGTTGATGGACAGCTATGACGCAATCAGCAAGTTGTTCTTGAAGGAGCAGTTGGAAGCCAAGCAGGTCTACAGAGGCGAAGAAAGTATCGGGCGACGGGCGCTAAAGCGCATATTGATAACGGCTAGACTAGACGCTATGCTGGTAGAGATTCGAGAGACGATGACGTACCGAGCGCCACCGGAGTTAGGTGCCTTGTGGAGCAAGTTTGAAGATATGTGGCAACGGATTGTTGCCGAGCAGGAGGAAGCCCACGCGGAGGAACTGAGGTTAGCTCAGATAGCAAGATGGCGACGCAAAAGAAGAATAGCGGAAATCAAGTCAAAAGTGGCGTGGGTCTCGGCAGTGGTGTTCGTAATTATATGGGCGGTGGGACTAATGTGGCTGACAATGAAAAGCGCAACTCAGAGGATGTACCTTGGTCACTTATCGTTGTAGTGATGGCTGTTCTTTTGATGTTTTTTATCATCATGCCGGTTTTAGCCTTTATGTACTATGACATGTACTACGCTACTCAAGCAGCGGTGCATGAGGTTAGAAAGATGAGAGAACTGCGTAAGGAAATACAAATTGAGAGGATGTACGGGCAATGATTACCCTCGCACAATTTAAGAAATTTGCGCCTAATACTAAGTACCCGCAGCAGTGGTACGACACGTTGTTTAGCCCCCAGACTGAACTGGGCGGTAAGTCTTTACTGCAAGAGTATGAAATTACTACCAAGCCACGCGTGGCTGCGTTTCTCGCTCAGTGTGGGCACGAGTCGGGTGGGTTTGTGTTTGTGACTGAGAATCTGAACTACTCAGCGTCAGGGCTACAGCGCGTGTTCCCCAAGTACTTTCCGACGATGGAGATTGCCAAGCAGTACGAGCGCAACCCAAAGAAGATTGCTAGTCGTGTGTACGCAAACCGGATGGGTAATGGAGACGAAGCCAGCCAAGAGGGGTACGTGTACCGGGGACGAGGCATTTTGCAGTTGACGGGCAAAGATAATTATTTTTGGTTTGCTGCATCCCTAGAGATAACACCAGAACAAGCCGCTGAGTACTTAGAAACATTCGAGGGCGCGGCGCAAAGCGCATGTTGGTTTTGGGAAACTAATAAATTGAACGCGTTAGCTGATGCTGGGGACATGAAAGGCATGACTAAGCGTATTAACGGCGGATATATTGGATTGGCAGATAGGGAGCATCATTATGAAACTGCGCTGGCTATGCTTGATACTGGCACTCGCTTGGTTTAGTGGTTGTGATCAGTACAGGTACCCTTGTCAAAACCCAGACAACTGGGAGAAAAAAGAATGCAAAAGACCTTACTGTAGTAGTACAGGAACCTGCCCAGACCAACTTGTTAAACCAGAAGATGCAAAGGTAGAGTCAAATGAACCCGCTAAAGCTGATACAACAGTTCCTTGCGTTGTCACAGGAACAGCACGATGCAGTAATTAAGTTTTGCATCGCCGTTACGTTCTGCTTCACTGTCGTTATGATGGTGGGGATTAGCTTGTATTCTGTGGTTTGGGTTACCCAACCCATGACGGGAATGGCCCCAGCGGACAAGCAGTTCTTCTTAATTTTGAGTGACATGAGTAAATATATTCTTGGCTCACTTGCTACTTTACTAGCGGTTAAAGGTAAAGACGCTTTACCTATGTTTACCCCACCGGGGCTATCTACCAAAGAAGAACGTGAGGATAAGCCGACACCTCCAAGACCCGCACGGGCTGAGCCAACCATAGACCCAATTAGTACACCTGCTGTAGCAACGGGCTACGGCGGTAAAGCCGCCCCAGTTCAACCCCCACATCCGGAGATATCATGATCCTACTCTACGCACGCATGGTACTTACTGTTTTGCTAAGTGCTTTTCTAGTGTTCCAGATTCATGCCGCTGAAACTAAGAAAGTCTGCCACGCTGAGAAAGACAAAGCTGGCAAAGAGAAGCAGGTTTGTCGGGAAGTCAAAATTCACAAGAAATTGGACGGGACTAAGGTGCCGCCAAAATGAACCCGTGGGTAATCCTCGGCTTCATGTTTGCTATTGGCGCGGCGGCTGGGGGCGGGTATTATAAAGGCAATTCTACGGGTCGCGCAGAAGTTCAACAGGCGTGGGACAAAGAAAAGGCTGAGCAGTACGCCGAATATGCCAAAGGACAAGAACAAGCGCGTAAGCGTGAGCAAGAGTTACAGGCTAATGCTGACAAGTTACGGAAAGAGAAAGATGCGGAGATTAAAAATATCAATGCTCGTGCTACCGCTCTTGTTAACAGCTTGCGCGACCGTCAAACCCGCCCCACCGAAACAAGTACCATGCCCAGTACTGCCGGAGTTGGATCAACAGCCTGTACCGGAAAAGAGCTTTACCGAGAGGATGGCGAATTTCTTGTCCGGCTCAGTCGAGAAGCCGACGAACTCGCCGCAGCCCTCAATCAATGCTACAAGCAATACAACGCCGCAAAGCAAAAGTAAGGAGTAATTATGCCAAGTACATATAGCCAAGACTTACGTATTGAACTGATTGCCGCTGGTGAACAGTCTGGTACATGGGGTTTAACTACTAATAATAATTTGGGCAACTTAATCGAGGACGCTATTTCTGGCGCTGTTGTAGTAACGATTGACCCCGGCGCAGGTGTACAGCAAGCTATTACGGCGGCAAATGGCGCAATTGATCAAGCGCGTTGTTCAGCACTTATTTTACAAGGCGCTACAGACGACTTTGAAATTTTTGCTCCGCCTGTAACTAAGATATATGTCATACGAAACGAATGTTCATTTCAGGCTACGCTTTGGTGCGCTACTACGATTAACGGCACAACTGCACCAGTAGGTGCTTCTGGCTATATTATTCCTGCAAATAAAACTGTGCTTGTTCATTCACCTGACGGTGTACAGTTTTATGATGCTTTAAATTATTTAAATAGCGCGCTACCAGCTAACAGTGGTGGCACAGGGTTTCAAACTTACGCGGTAGGCGATTTGCTTTATGCAAATACAACTACATCACTAGCTAAACTACCTGATGTAGCTACCGGAAATGTGTTGCGATCAGGTGGCGTAAATACCGCTCCTGCATGGGGGAAAGTAAACCTTGCTACGGATGTAACCGGAGATTTACCCGTTGCTAACTTAGGCGGTGGTACTGGAGCGTCTAACACTACATTTTGGCGCGGGGACGGCACATGGCAATCACCGGGGGGCGGTGGCGACGTAAGTTTTACTGGTACAGCGCCCACCGCAAGCGTTAACCAAGTTGCAGTATATGGGGCTACTGGTACATCTATTACTACAGGCCGCACTTATCAGTTCCGTGCAACAACCGCAGGGCAAGCACAAATTCAGTTGTTTGAAAATGCTACGGGTGGGGCTACTGACTCTATAACTATTCAAACCCCCAATACAATTACTTCTAGTTACACATTGACGCTTCCTACGTCTGCTGGGACAAACGGTTATGTTCTACAAACAAATGGAAGTGGTACGTTGTCTTGGGTAGCACAGCCAACAGTAGGGTCAGGCACTGTTACTTCGGTGGCATCTGGTAACGGGATGAACTTCACGACCATTACCGGCACTGGCACGGTAACTATGGGCACTCCCAGCGCAATTACCAGCTCATCCACCAACTCCGTATCTGCAAGTTCGCATACCCATGAAATTACTGGTGCTGCGTTTCTTGCTGGATCACAAACATTTACCGGCGCAAAAACATTTAATGCAGCGCCTACAGTAGCTGGCATTGTTTCTTCCACTGGGGCGTATAACTTTACGGCGACTAATGAATCTATTTTTGGTTCTGCGGGGTCAGTAACGATTGCAGTAGGCAATGCGGGTAGAACGAACTGGACTGCTTCCGCATATACCCCTGTTGTAGATGCAGCAATTACTTTAGGTACAGCGTCGCTAAAGTGGGGGCAAATTTATTCTAACTCTGGAACTATCAATACGTCTGATGCAAATGAAAAACAGGACATTGCAGATCTTGATGACGCGGAAAAACGTGTAGCAATGCGTCTTAAAGGGCTGATTAAAAAGTTTCGATTTAGAGACGCAGTTGTTAAAAAGGGCGATGCAGCACGTATTCATGTTGGTGTAATTGCTCAAGAAGTACAAGCAGCATTTGCTGCGGAAGGCCTTGATGCAAATCGTTATGGGATATTTTGTTCCGATACATGGTGGGAGCGAGAGGAAGATGTAAGTAAACCATATACCTTTAGCGATGAAACTGACAGACAAGTTGTTGTGTATGAAACCCCTATAGAAGGTGCGGTGGAAAAAACAAGACTTGGTGTTCGCTACGAAGAATTGCTGGCGTTTGTTATCGCTGCAATGTAAGGGGCTAAGATGCCACTACAGAAACTACAACTGCGTCCCGGGGTAAACCGAGAAGGCACTACTCTTGCCAATGAAGGTGGTTGGTATGATTGCGATAAAGTCCGGTTTCGTTCGGGGTACCCAGAAAAAATTGGGGGTTGGGCGGCGCTGTCTTACAACACCTTTCTTGGCGTGTGCCGTTCGATGTGGAACTGGATAACGCTAAAAAATTACAACATATTAGGCGTTGGCACTAACTTAAAGTTCTATGTAGAGAACGGCGGCACTTACTACGATATTACGCCTATTAGAGAAACTAACGACAATGCCCCCCTTAACGACATTACATTACAGATTACTAGTGGGTCTAACGTACTAACTATTACTGACGTTAACGCTGATACGCTACAGGTAAACGATTTTGTGACAATAGCTGGTGCGGTTGATTTAGGTACTGCGGTCACAACCGTCACTGCGGCGGTGCTTAATCAAGAATATCAAATAGCGTCTGTCATAAATAATACTAAGTACACGGTTCTTTTACGCAAAGAAAATACTTCGATTGATGGGGTTAATTTCACTGTAGATACAGCTACAAGCGTCTTAACGGTATCTCCTACCGTGACAGTCAATAACGGCGACGCCGTTACATTATTGCCGAATATAGCTAGTCCCGCAGGGCTAAATATAGGTATCACGTACTACATAGTAAATGCGGTTGCTAATACTTTCCAACTGTCTCTCACATCCGGTGGTAGTCCTATTTCTATAACTACTACTGGTACTGGACAGCAGGCTTTTTATTTCACACTAATATCTAACCGTACAGCTTCTAGTGGCACGATGGCATCTGTTACATTGGCATACCAGCTGCAAACCGGATTAGCTATTTATACAGAAGGCACGGGGTGGGGCGCTGGGCCTTTTGTACCTTACGCCGTAGTTAGTTTAACTGACCCTTTTGCTACAGTTAATGGTTCGTCTACTATTACGGTAACTCAAACCGCGCATGGATTAACTACTGATCAGTATGTTTACTTTAATTCTATATCTGACACAGATATAAGCGGGATACCTAATACGGTACTAAAGAAAGCTTTTCAAGTAACTGTCACTGGACCAGACACATACACTATTTCAACAGTAGTAGGCCAAGCCCCCGGGCCTGTTATAACTTATACAGCTAATGCTACTTCTTCTACGCAAGGTGGAACAGTAGCGGTTTTCTATCCGTCTAGTGTGGTTGTAAACAGTAATAGAACATGGGATTCCGGGTACACCACTGGTATCGGATTACAACTACGTTTGTGGAGTCAAACTAACTTTGGAGAGCGGTTGCTTTTTAGCCCCCGTCAAGGCCCTCTGTATGTTTGGGACCCCGGTGCTGGCGCCACTCCTAACTTCACACAAAGAGGCCAATTAATATTTGGCCCTGATGTACCAAGCAAAATTGGTCAAATTATGGTGTCCGACATTACGCGAATAACTATAGCGTTTGGGGCAAATGACATAGGCCCATATGACACAACAGAATATGATCCGTTGTTGGTTCGTTGGTCTGACGCTGAAGACTATACTAGTTGGTCAGAATCAGTGCTAAGTTTAGCTGGCTCTACACGCCTTTCACATGGGTCTGAAATTGTTGGTGCTATACAGACACGACAAGAAATATTCGTATTAACCGATGCTGCTGCGTACGCAATGCAGCTTGTGCCAGATGCTGTTTTTAATTTTACGCTGCTTGCAGATAACATTTCTATTGTTTCGCCAAATGCTATAGCTACTGCGGCGGGTGTTGTGTATTGGATGGGGGTAGATAAGTTTTATATTTACTCTGGACGTGTTGAAACTCTTCCTTGCGCCGTGCGCCAGTATGTTTTTAATGACATAAATAGGGATCAAGAAGCCCAGTTTTTTGCTGGTACTAATGAAGGTTACAGTGAAGTTTGGTGGTTCTATTGTTCCGTATCTGGGCCTAATGGCACCGGTACTATAGAAAATCCGAATAGCGTAATAGACCGCTATGTCATATTTAATTACCTTGACCGTGTTTGGTATTACGGCAAAATGGATAGAACAGCATGGCTGGACTCCCCATTAAGACAATTTCCGCAGGCCGCTACCGGTAAAAACGTAGTGGTGTTGCATGAAGCGGCGGTAGACGACAACTCGTCTCCTGAACCCGCTCCTATTCCTGCTTACATTCAGTCATCCGACTTTGATATTAGTGACGGACATAACTATGGGTTTGTATGGCGAGTAATTCCAGATATTACATTCGACGGATCAAATACTACTGGTCTTACAAATGTAAACCCGTACGTCAAATTTAAAATACGCCCACGCCAAAACCCCGGTTCTGGCTATTACGCTGGGGTTATATCGCCAGAAGTTAATTCTAAAGACAGCTACGCTGGTACTCAAACATATAACGTACAACGGTTTACCGAAATAATTTACAGCCGTATACGCGGGAGACAGATTGCGTTCCGTATCGAGTCCGATGCGCTAGGCACCCAGTGGCAGTTGGGGGTACCAAATATTGACGTAAGACCAGATGGGCGGCGTTGATGGCAACTACTAACCTAGTAACTACTTCGGCTACTCGATTTTTAGCTACTAAAGCGCCAGCATTACCGTTTGCTCCTGTTCAGTATGATCGTGGGTACCAAGACACTTTTAACAACATACTCCGGCAGTA